TGAGCCGTTCCGATGCTTCCGCCATCCCCAACCGCCGCTCCCGGCAGGCTGTCCTGCTTCCCCCCCCAAAGAGCCAGCGGCGGGCCCCCCCCCTCGGGGCCCCTAATAGCGTCATAGCCGACTCAGCCACGCCGTTTAGCGTCGGCATCCAACATGGCCGACATGTCAGCGCTTAACGAAAACGTCCGACTGACAGCATCCGCCTGAGCGACAGGAACGACAGGCCCGGAATACACCGCACCCGGCCTTCCGCCGAACTCGCCGTTATCCGCATCGTCGGCCCACTTGTCCAACATGTCATCAGTGACCACACGGCCACCCTTCGCAACAAAAGACATGACACTTCCTCCTTTACAAAAGTTTCAGTTCCCGCAGCACCTTCGGCGTCGCACGCATGGCATGGAACACATGCCAACGATCCGACTCATCTAGTACCGCCACCATTTCCAGCAAACGCCCGTACTCGTCGTACCCAACCGCCACATAACGCAACGGGTCGGTATCCTCACGCGCCATAAACCGCACGACGTTCGACCATGCCACGCGCACCGAATCAGCGGACACGTCGGGATGTCGAGTCTGGATACGCGGGTCAACGACGATATCGCCAACCGGCACGGCTCACCACCTTTCGATATAACAGGTTCCAGCGTATCCCGTCCACCTTGGGACACGCTATGAGTGCCTAGACTATGGGATAAACCCAGTGAGCTAGGCCGACTGTGTACAAGGCCCACAGTCAGGCGAAGAATTGATTAGGGCGCACACCTAGCTTTCGCTAGTGTTTTCTTTTGGCTTGTCAGCCTCTAACAGCTTGCGAGGATTACTAACACGTAGAGCGTCACAGATAGCCAACGCATTGTCTAGCGTCATATTCCCGATGGATCTACGACCGGCTTCAAAGTCGGCAATACGACCTTGCGTCATGCCTACCTTGTTACCTAGTTGTTCTTGGGTATATCCTCGCTTCTGCCTTAATTCCCTAAGACTCATGGCTCACCTCACTCTGGTTCAGTGGGCCCAATTATACAATTTCAAACGTCCGGTTTAGCCGTCGCGCGGTTATCTCCCCGCGTCTGCCACTCTATCCAGTGGCGACGTTCATAGCGGGGACAATTCCATGCCGGATACCCGCTCACATTCCTCACTGACCTGTGATCAGATGTCGGGGACCTACCCGACGTTCGGTAACACTATTCAATTTTCAAACTCTCTATGTCGCTCGGGATGTCCCGCCCCTAGCGGGGGGGACGCGGGGCGCCGCTGGGGCTCGAACCCAGTCCCCGCCTATCGGCGGCGCTGTCAGTAGTTGAGCTCGGCCCACACGCGGTCAAACTTGCGGTAGAGCTCGGCGGGGTATTCCTCGTTGTCGTCCATCTCGATACCGAGGGACATGGCCGTGAGGTCCAGCACGTTGTCATAGGTGCAGGGCTTGCATACCGTGGCTAGGTCCACCGCCGCCCTAAATGCTTTGGCTTTAATCTCCGTGGTGTTCATCTCGGGGTTCCTTTCTGTGTTCTCGTTTCGTTGTGGCTCCATCATAAGCAACCCCATAAGGGGATGTCAAATTGTACAATCACACCACCACATAAACCGTTGAAAACATTGACATTTATCGGCGTGTCGAAACCTGTGATTCACGACGAAAAATCGCGGATATATACCTTATATACCAAATAAAGGTTTAACGAGAATATTCTCAATAAGAAATATCGGGAACAAAACCTGAGCCCACCACACTCAACTCTCGAAAGTTGAGCCACGACACACCAAGATTGACAAACCACACCACACTGCTATCATTCTTCGCCCACACACAAGCGCAACCACGCAACAGCCAGGACACAACCACACACCACCACGTACAGCACACGGCCACATCACGGCCACACGGATAGGACTAGCCACGCCACGACCGCACGACCACACACACCACGCATAGGCACGCGCCGCCCACACACACCCATACGCACGCCCACGCACACACCCGCGCGACACCACCACCAACGAGTAGACACGCCCACATAGGGCCGGGAGGGGTACCCCCACCCAATAAAAAACAAGGCCGCTAGGTGTCTGGTTTCGCCCGTGAATGCCGCTCCCAGACTTTTTTGAATTAGCGTGACATGGTGTGTCGCACCAATGATTGCAACGGTTTTCGGGCTGTGGTCTTTTCCGGTTTCTGTGCAACGCTTGTTGCAACGCTTGTTATGAGTAAACTGTCGTGTAGATGGATTGTCGGGGATTGGAGCAAGGCTCAGATTTCTGACAAATTATTATTCACCCCGTATGCCATTGGCGTCGGGGTTTTGTTTTTGCCGTGCCTTTAGATCACATCAACAGACAGTGTTGGTGTCGTTTCTTGAACCGGGGCGCGGTATGGACGGTTGGCAGAGTCCGGTTGATTGCAGTGGCTTGCTAAGCCGCCGAACGTCGTTTTGGCGTTCCGCGAGTTCGAATCTCGCACCGTCCGCGAAGTATCGAGGGTCGCTCCCTTGGTGCTTTATGAGGTTGGCTGAATAAACCCGGATTGCATGTATGCCGGGTTAAGGCTGCGTCACGGCTTAGCGGCACCCTTTAGCGGGGGAAGTGTGACGAGGAACGCTACAGCGGTACACGGTTAGTGCATCACATGCTCGGCGTTGGTGGTAAAACGCAATCCACCACCTCGCAATTCTTAGCTCATCTACATGTCGTAGAAGGAGTTTCCTAGGTCGTTTCTATGAAGCGGCCTTTGTTTTCCCGATCTGGTCTGCTACGTAGGGGCTGGGGGTGGATGACCTACGGGTCGCGCCACAATCGGGGTCTGGCGGTAGGCACGTGGAGTGCGCGTCGGCTGTAACCCGACTGCCTTTGGCAATGGGAGTTCGATTCTCCCTGCCGCCACAATCGCAATGTAGTGCCAAATATCTGGTTGTTAGGACTGGGGCTGAATACCTAGGGTGCCCCGGTCGCAGAGAACGTCGGGTAGCGCCCGGAGATCGTCGCATTATATTCGTGCGGCGCGTTGCGAGATTTGGAGAGGCCAGCCGATTGGCGGCGGCAACTGTTCCGAAAACAGTCTGCCCTTACGGGCGTGTGGGTTCGACTCCCACTCTCTCCGCGGAGACGGCTGGTCGGACGTCTGACGAGCGAAATATTACGACCTATATGCCCGTGGCCGAGTGGTTCAGGCACCGGTCTCCAAAACCGGTTACGGAAGTTCGATTCTTCCCGGGTATGCGATGCCTTTAGAAGAGGCAGCTCTTGGCGGTGACAGCTTCTCAGTCATCGCCAGTCGCCGGCGGCGGCTTCACGCCATGCCGTACGGCAATAACTGAATAGCCTTCCTCTAGTGGGAGGCATGGCATTGTAGCTCAGTTTGGTGGAGCGGACGCCTCGTAAGCGTCAGGTCGCCGGTTCGAGTCCGGCCATTGCCTCTAGGTGCCGTCCGACCGCAGAACACGTCCTTTCTCTCGCTGCTTATGCTGCGCAACGGACGGCACCGTCCCCTTTATCAAGGAGTCGTCATGGCTTGGTCGAGTTCGAATCGCAGGGAACGGTTCAATCCGGGTTGGGAGCGGACTCGCAAGCTGATATTGGAGCGCGACCATCATCGCTGCCAGTGGCCAGTGACCGACGAGTTCGGTTTCACTCATATCTGTGGCCGTCCGGCCAATCAAGTGGATCACAAGGTTCGCAACCCGTCGCATGACGATGACTCCTCCGAGAACCTGCAATCCCTGTGCCAATACCATCACGAGCAGAAAACCTGTCAGGAGTCCGCCGAACAGCGTCGTAAGAACAGGGAGCGTCGGAAGGAAGAGGAATGGTATTCGCATCCGGCGTATCGACGGACTGTCTCGTAACGGGTTGCGGCGAGCTTGCCGCGGCCGATGGATTGTGCCGTAGCCATTACAATCGCAAGGCTTATTCCGGTAGGCCGGTGACGCCTATCCGTGCCCGTGTGTGTCCGATGTGCGGTATGGCGTTCCAGTTGACCCGATGCTCGAAGATTTTCTGTTCCCCTACTTGTCGCAAGCGGTTTCAACGGTTTCGGGCGAAGCACCCGTATACAACATTGGCCAGTGCCCCCAATCCGATTATCGAATCGGAGCCTTTGACTCCCGAGCCTGTGCGGAGCATGACGTATGGGGCTTTCACGGAGGCTGATATCTGGGCCAAGTGTGATGGCACTTGCAAGGGGTGCGGCAAGCCTGTTTCAAAAGACATTGACAGTCCGGACGCCGGTACTCCCGCGTGGATTGTCCCGCCCGAGGACGGTGGTGAGCCATCGTTCGAGAATCGGGCGATTTTCCATTACAGGTGCGTGCGACGCCACGTCTGACGCGCCTTCTGCAGAACGAAGCCCGTCATGGGCCGAAAGCTGGTGAGTCATGGCTGGGAACGGAAGGAAGGCGGCGAAACCCAAGACGGGTGGCGGCTATGAGGTCGGAGCGCCGCTGGCCGAGGTGCCGGAGGATTGGACAGTCGAGGAATTGGAGCCCATCGGCCCCGAACTACCGGACGCTTCCGAACTGAATCTTCTTGACGGCGTGTGGAGCCCATTCGTCCGCAAATACTATGACGCTTTCCGCCGCACCCCTCAGGCGCGCCAGTTGCGCACGAAATGGGAGTGGTGGAATTTCTTCTACAAGCTGGCCGTCATGGACAAGAGCATCAAGAAACGCTCCTATGACGGTCTGGCCCCGGAGATGCGCCAGTCCATGAACCAGTATGGTGATACCCCCGACGCTAAACGCAAACTGAAGATGGAGGAGTCGCAGGCCAACGACATGGCCGCTGGGATCGTGGGCTTCCAGATTCCCGATGACCCGAACAACGATTTCGATGATCGTGCGCGGGCGGTGCTCTGATGCATGACGTCATTCCCAAGCTGACAGCGAAGGACAGGCAGCGTTCGCTGGGCCGTCTGGCGGTGTGGTGGATTGAGACGTTCACGCTCATCGGGCGCGGAGACGCGAAGGGCATGCGTATCCGCCACTCCCCCGAATACTTCCAGTTCATCATCGACTGCTATGCGCTTGACCGTAATGGGCGGCGCAGGTTCGGACAGGTGTTCCTCGCACGTCCGAAAGGCTGCAACAAGAGCGGTTTCGCCGCCGAGATAGCGATGTTCGAGGCTTTCGGCCCGTGCCGGTTCGCTGGTTGGGCGAAAGGCGGGGAAACCTACACGTTTCTTGGCAAGACCTATACGTATCGCAAGGGCGAGCCGATGGGCCGTCCGGTGAAATCGCCGCTCGTGGTCTGCTTGGCTACAGCTGAGGAGCAGACTGGCGAGGTTTACGACACCATCTACTACAACTGCACCGAAGGCTATCTGCGATTTTTGGCCGGTGATGGCATGGACGCGGGCAAGACCCGTATCCTGTGGCCCAAGACCGGCATGGAGATTCGATACTCGACAGCCGCCGCGCGAAGCAAGGACGGTGGTCTGCAGACGTTCGTGTGCTTCGACGAGGTTCACCAGTACAACAACAAGCGTCTGCGTGACCTGTTCGACATCATGACCCAGAATCTCACGAAGCGTGGCGTCGCCGCAGACCCGTGGTATCTGATGACCACGACCATGTATCAGCCGGGCGAGGACAGCGTAGCCGAACGCGCGTTCAAGACCGCGCATGATCTCATGGAGGGCCGTCTGCGTGGCTGGGAGGACCTGCTGTTCGACCATCGTTACGCCGACTTGGCGTTGGATGATTTCGCCGACGACGAGAAGCTTGAGCATGCGATCTACGAGGCGTACGGTTCCGCGATGAAATCACCTGACGGCAAGGATTACATCTTCCTTCCCGATGGGCGCATGGTGCCGGTCGGCCCCGATGGGCGTTCCGCCGAAGGCTGGTCGTTGAGGGACGAGGGCGTGGAGCCCGGCCCCTCGAAGTACGGTTGGTGCGATCTGCGGCGAACCGTGAAGAAGATTCTCGACCCCGCATATGATCCGAACAACGCGATCAGGTTCTACTTGAACTCGCTGGCTTCCGCCGTGGATGCGTGGCTGACCGAGGACATGATCAAATCGCATGCGGTTCATCGTGACATTGTGGACAAGGCCATCGCCTCTCGTGACCTGAACCGGTTGAACGACGCTTGGCAGCAGGTGGTCTCCGACACCGATGAAATCACGTTGGGCTTCGATGGCTCCGTGTCCGATGATTCCACCGCGTTGGTGGGTTGCAGGGTGCGTGACGGCATGCTGTTCCTCATCAAATTGGAGCAGAAGCCGGACGGCCCTCAGGGCGCGAAATGGCGTGTTGACCGCGACAGCTTCGACGGCAGGGTGCGTTGGGTGTTCAACCATTACAACGTGGTCGGCATGTTCGCGGACACGGACGAATGGGAGCCGTACATCGCGCAATGGGAATTGGATTACGGTGACAGGCTTCAGGTGTATCCGAGGTCGAACGGCTCGCACATCCGCTTCCCGATGAACGGCTACAAGCGTGACGTGATGAGCGAACTGAAGACCATGCGCGCCGCGTTCAACGAGCCCATGAGAACCATATCCAAATACGACGAGCCCGATGTGACGAACATCCAACTGTTCGCCGACCCTCGGCTCATCGACCATTTCCGCAACGGACGCCGCAAGGACAAGCCCGAAGGATACCTCGTGTTCAAGGAGACCCCGAACAGCCCTCATAAGATCGACGCCGCCATGGCCGGGCTCCTCGCCTACCGTGCCCGCGACATCTACTTGGGTGCCGCCGTTTCCAACGAAGAGGAGTCGTTCGCCCCCGTGCGCGTCTGGTGAATCTGATGAAAGGAGGCCGCATTGGCCGAACTGCAGAGCCTTATCCCCGGCGACGAGGAGCCTGACGGCGATGCCATGCTGCTGACCCAGCTGGCGAACGGCCTCGTATCCCGTATTCCGACCCTATGCACGTTGAAGACGTTCTATGACGGCAAGGAGCAGGTGCCGGTCAAATCGATTCCGAAAAGCACCAACCAGTCCGGCTACGCGGTCTACCAGAGGTTCGTCTCCATCTGTCAATTGGATTTGGCGAAGGCCATCGCCGATGCGGTGATACACCGCCAGCGGCCCACCGGGTTCCGGCTCATCGCCGACAAGACGATGCGTTCCACTAAGGCGGACGACATGTGGTCTCAGTGCCGCATGGAATTGAAGAGCCGTCAGATGTTCCACGATCTCGCCGTATACGGCAACGCCTACGCACTGGTCAACAAGAACAAGCTGCCATCGCATATCACGGTGCTCAGCCCGTGGAACACGTACGTCTCCTCGGATGAGGATTCGGCGGTCAACTACTGGTACAAGGCCAGTGAGGGACGCGAATATCTCGCTCTCTACCGTCTGATACGTAATGATGACGGCAGTGTGAAGGATGTCTACTGTCATATTGCCTACAACGAGACCGATAGTCGCAGTCTTCTGGACGAGGGTGACGAGGAGGAGATTTACGGCATCGCCAACGACGATTCCAAGCTTCGCCCAACACTGTCGCCTACGTTCCAGTGGGATGGCGGTGCGGAAAGCACCTACGATTTCGCGGAGAAATGCGAATGCCTTCCCGTCGTGCGCATGCACGCGCCGGGCGGCAAGGGCCAGTTCGAGCCGCATATCCCCACGTTGGGCAGCATCGACCAGCAGCGTTTCCAGCGTTTCTGCATTCAGGAATTGCAGGCGTTCAAACAGCGTGCGGTGTCGATGAGCAACATGCCCCAGTTCTACAAGGAATCCGACCCGCAGGTGCGTGACGGATTGGCTCAGGCCGGGGACCGGATCGACTACAAGGATCTGTTCCAGCAGGGGCCCGACGCATTGTGGCTGGTTCCCGGTGACGCGAAGTTCTGGGAGTCCGGCGTCACGGCCATCAATCCGCTCATCACCGCCGTGGCTTCCGACATCAAGCATCTCGCCGCCTCCTCCGGCACCCCGTTGGATATTCTCAGCCCCGATGTCTCCGGCAGCGCGGAAGGCGCTCAGCTGAAGCGTGAGGGTCTGGTGTTCAAGGTCGAGGATATGAACGCGCGTGCCAATGACGGGTTCACCCGTCTCATGCGCATGGCGTTGGAGGCCGATGGCAACAGTGCCGCAGGCGAACGGTTCGAGACCGTGTGGAAGCCCATCAACCCGCCATCCCAGTTGGAGCAGGCTCAGGCGGCGAACTATTCGAAGGGCATTCTGCCCGTCAAGACGAACATGCGCCGTAGCTACGGCATGACCGAGATTGAGATAGCCGAGGCCATGCAGGACCTCATGGACACGCAGTTCGCGCAGGCCATGGCCTCCGAGAACGCAATGATCGAAGGCAAGACCGCGCAGCAGTCGGCGGGTGTTCTGCCCGACGAGACGGATTCTCTCGCGTTCCCCGATACCACGAGTGAAAACGACGTGGTGCAGGCGGATGAACCTCCGACCGTGGACGGTGAATGATGGCCGTCATGACCTTGGAGGTCGCGTCCAACGCGCTCCAATCCTCGCGTCAGAGACTCGTCAACGAGTACGTGAGGCTGGCCCGCACCATGTGGCTCAGC